CTCTTGCTTTACCAATAACACTTCCACCACTTCCATCTCCTTTAAACTGAGACTTTAATTCAATTTCTGCATTTTCTTCTGCTGCACCGGCAACATTATTAACTCTCAAAAGATGTCCCATCTCAAAAGGAACATTAGTAGATGATACATTTTGAGTATCTCTTGGTTTTTCAACGTCAATTGTTACTGTTGAATCTAAATCAACATCATATCCAGCAACATATGCTTTTCCAGGTGACACCTGAATACACATTAAGTCGTCAGATGGAATATTTCCTTCTTCTGTAATTTCATTTTCTAAAAATAAACCATCATTATCAATTCTATTATTTAAGGAATCGAGAATATTTAATCTAAACTCATCAACCGCATAATGTCCAGATTCGTCAAAAGTTCTTTCTGCAATATAATCTCTGATGATATTGTAAACAGTTTTATCAACTACTTTTTTTATCTTCCCATCATCAACTCTAAGAATTTCTATGAAATCAGTATCATTTAAATCTGTTAATAACTTTTTAGTTAAAGTTAATGAGATCTTAAATCTATCGGCACCTGGTGCCGCAAAATTTGTAAATCCTTTTGCATTATCGTATAATGTTTCATCGTCTTTGGCAGAAACTATTGTTTCTTCTACTTTCAATCCAACTCTATATGATGGATTATTTGTATAGTAATCCAATATTAAAGTTTGTTTAGAAACATTGACGAATGTTCCTCTTACAAAATATACCCCATTATCGATAGATGCTGAAGAACCAGTCGATGTTGCATTTAAAGAAATCAAAGATGCAAATACTGTTCCGGAAGGTATTGTAGTATTTCCATATACTACATTTTCACTAGAAAATAAAGATTCTCCATCTTGGAATACTAAAGTTTCTGAATCAGTACCTGCTTGAGAATATTTTACATATATTGTTACATCGTCTACGAGATAGCTTTCATTAGTTAAAACTACATTTTTAACTGTAGCAGTTACTCCAGAAGATTGTCCCGTTATAGTTTTTCCAATAAAATTTTTAATATAAACAGAAATGTCAATGCCTAAATTTATTAAATTAAGTTTTACGGCAGAATAATCGTTATCAAAGGTTATGGATCCAGGAATAACCATGGAACCTTCTTTAAAAATATTATTGCCAAAAGACTCTACTTGATTTTGTAAGATGGACTGGAGAGTTGTTAATTCTCTAGCCTGAACTGGATATCCTGGTTTAAATAAGACTTTATGAAAGTTTTTATTCTTATCATAGTCATCATAATATGGGCTGATATTTAAGTCGGTTTTTTGTGCCATCTTTTTTAGAATTCCAGAATGATTTTAACGTCTTCTTTTTGTCTAGAGTCTCTCTGAACAATGGGTCTATTGTCAATGTAAATTATATCCCCCGTCTTTTTATTTATCTCTGGATTTGCAAGTCCATTTGTAAAAGTAACTCCCAAATTGATCTGCTTCGAATTCAATATCATAACACTACCATTTATTGGATTGATTGTTCCTATGGAAAGTGGATCTGTAGTATTAAATCCTACTATATTTTTACTGAGATTACTATGTACTTGATCAGTTTTATTTCCAAAAGATAATGATCTATCTTGATAATATTTTAAAATCTTAGTTTCAGTGTCAAACGAAGCAACATATCCCTTTGCAACTTTACCATCATTTTGTGTTTGTGTTATTTCATCACCAACAGTTACTGATATTGAGTCTGTAAGTGCAATGGAATAGAGAGATGAAAATGTATTACCAGTAAATGTAACTCCCGTTCCAGTTGTTGAAGAAGAAAAAGTTTCTGGATTTTTTATAATCCCAACTTGAGAAAATTTTGTGTCTATAGGAAAATCTTTAGTTGAATCGTCAAACCTTGCATACATTAATACTTTATCAGTTCCTAATTCTGTGTAAATATCATATCCATGACCTTTGGAAGGTGGAATAATGGGTATTAACTTAGAACCTGTTCCTGATGTTTCACTTAAATCCAAAACTCCATAAGTATATCCTTTACCTCCATTTGTAACAGTTACTGAAGTGATGCTACCATCAGTTACATCAATAGAAGCAGTTGCTCCGATACCATCACCTAAAATTTTTATACCAGACTGTGTTCCATTGGTATATCCACTTCCCCCATTTTCAATATATACTGCCTTAATCTGATTGTCATTACTTTCAGAGTTTCCTCCGTCTCTAATGACTGTATAATCCGAACTTGTCTCCCAATCGTTAGGAACAACAATATATTCCGTAGAATCAAATTTAATAACGTCTGCTGGAGATATATTAAACAAATATTTCCATCTATAACCATCAGAATATTTTACTGGTTCTACATCAGTATGTGTCGGTTCAATTGAAGAATTTGGAACAGTCGGATTAATTCCAGAGGTTCCATTTTCTATACAGACATAAACTTTAAAATCACTCGTAATCACGTAGTAATTTGAATCATATAATCTAGCACTTTTTCCTTTAGGTGATAAATTGTCCGATCTATAATCATGTCTGTACATATCATAGGAATTATTTTCAATCCACTCAATTTTTCTTATAACCCTTCTAGCATTTTCTGTGGTAATTTTTTTCCCAAACAGACTAGTATCTCTATAATGAGATCTATATTGAAAATTATCTGTGGGATTATTTGCGGAACTTGTATTCCAATCAGAAGTTCTACCAAATCCAGTTGCGGTTGGATTTGATAAACCTAAAAATGCATAATAAGAATTATTACTGATAGACTCTACAAAAGAACCAGCATTCAATATTCTAAATTGATCTGTTACGAATGCAGCCATATTGATAGTTTTTTAGATATTTATACGATAATTTTATATTTCAATTTTGGGAAGTGCTCCAGTTTTTCTAATTCCAATTCCTCTTCTTTGAATCGTTGGGTATGTTGAAAGACCAGAAACAATATTTCCAGTAACTCCGATAGATATTGGACTTGAGGATCTTGTTCCTCCAGATAATCTTCCCCATGAATATTTTCCGACTGGATTTGATGCATTTCCAGTTGTCCCAATTCCGATTATATTAGAATCCGATTTTACATTACAAGTTAAGATTCCTATTGTAGAACTATAAGACCAATCTGAGATATAATATATATTGTCTAAACATGTGGTTCCGATACCAACAATTTCAGAATCTGAACTATTGATTGATGTAACTCCACTACCAATTTGAGTATCATAGATGTAAATAGGATATCCAGTTGATAATCCAGTAAAGTTATTGCTGGCAATCGTGAATTGAAGTGCTAATGGATTTCCTCCTGTTCCTGTAGTTGTTGTAATTCCAGTTACAATACCTGAGAATCCTTCAATATTAGTAAATCCTGTAATTTTTTCAATAAGACCGGTCGAATATCCGACTGTAGAAATCCCATTAATAACCAGTGCATCGCATGGTGTGGAGTTATCAGAATATCCATTATCCGTTTCATAACTAAACAGTTCAGAGTTTTCAATAAACACTTCAGTATCAGATGTAGATACGTCTTTAATAATTCTTGCCGTTGGGAAGACTAGAGATTCCAATGTATCTCTCGATTTACTTACAAATTCTCCATTAATTTTTCTATCTGCTTTTTGTTTAGTCCAAGAAAGTGGTCTATAATTTATTTCATCAATTCCAAGTCCAAAATAACGATCAGTTTCAAATTTATCAGAGAATGATAAGTTATAAATCGTTCTCTCATCTTGTGTTATTGTACTTGGATATGAATTGTTACTTATAACCTGAACAATATCTCCAGTTTTGAGAGTTTCTTTTATATCTACCTGATTAGAGTCAACTCCTTTAACTCCTCTATAAAAATAAATTTCAACTTCATCTTCAGGTAACGGTGCTTTTGTAAAGATGAATGATGTTCCACCCTCAAAAATGTAATTTGTTACTGGTTTTTGTAAAACACCATTTATAAAAATTACAAGAATATTATTAATATTTTGATCTACAGGAGAACCATCTTCAGCCTCAATACTGAGAAGTTCTCCATTATAAAGAAGTGGGAATCTAACTCTTGATCCATCTTGGAATTGTTTTATTGAATCGATGTAATCCAACTCTCCAAATGTCCAAGATGCAAAATTATCAGAGTATGTATCGACTACAGTGACTGTAAAATCGGATAATGGGGATGCTAAAGAAACATCTGTAACTAATCCTACAGGTTTAAATACATCACCTCTTCTAAACTTGTATCCAGGTCTTGAGAACTTGAATTCAGTAACTTCAAAATAAGTAGACCCTATTCCAGTAGTTGAAGATCCTCCAACTTTAATATCCATTAACAATCCAATTCCAGTATCGGTAGTTGAACCAATTCCCTCTCTATAAACTCCTGTAATAGGAAGATTATCATACGATGGATCAGATACAAATATTTGTGGATTGTTATATCCAGTTCCACCAGTACCAATATTGAAAGAAAGTGTTCCCCCAGCACCAACATTTGCTGTTATTGATGCAAGATCTCCAATATGTCCTTCTTCAAAGACGGTTACTCCAATAGAAACTAATCCATTATATCCAGAACCGAGATTATCAGTTGTTCCCAGTCCAACCGATACGATAGATCCTCCAGCACCCACAACAGCAGTTACAGAAGCACCTACAAGTGGAGCAAAACCAAGTCCTGGAGTAGATCCATAAGAAACTATAATTCCACCTCTAGGAGTTTCATTTTGATTTGTATCATAATCGGAGATTATATATTGAAGTGGATCATCTGGATTAGTAATTCCAGAAAATTCTGCAGTTGTTATTCCTGCAACAGAATCTTCTAAAATTTCATAATTAAATGTGGATGGATTGTTCTGAGTTTTTGGTGATTGATAAATGCTATTAATAAAAATAAGACCATTTGAACCCTCTGTTCCAATTCCAGTTGTATTGGCACCACTAACTTTTAAGGTGAAAGTTCTTCCAATTCCAGTAAATTCATCCGATATATCATCATAAACTTTATTATTATCATAATTAGATTTTAAGAATACTCTACCACTGAATGATGAAGTTTCGAAATCTAAATTATTTTTGGTTTTGTCAATTTGTGGATTTCCTCTTGGAGATTCGGTAAAATAAATTGCATCGTCTACAATATTAAACGATCCTTTATAGATTGTTACTGCAGATGAATCGGAATGTGTTGATGCAGAAGAACCAACGAATCCTCTATCAACTTCTACCAATTTTAGAGATCCACTGTTTGTAATTGGGCCAACATTAGTTGTTCCTAATCCAACATTAGTCACTCCCATATATTCATTATCAATCAATAATATATCTTTTGGATTGATGCTAGAAATTCCTGTTAAAGAAACAATAGTGGTACTAATTCCTAGTGAACCTCCAACATTTCCAGATAAACTATGTGCTATTCCAGTAAATGCTAAAGGATATTGAACCAATTCATCAATAGTAATGATACATTTAGAATTTCTTTCTGCCATAGTAAATCTATGTGCATTTCCTTCTCCAAGAGAGGTAAAAGTTGTTCCAATACCACTATATGCTGCTCCAACAGTCGTTGCAACTTTAAATGTATCTTCTGTTAATTTAATTGCATATACTGTAGATGGTAATTCTCCACTAGGAGTAACTATTGCACTAGTTCCAACTCCAACAAATGTTGAGTTGGGAGTATATATTAATTCTTCTCCAGTTACAAAGAAGTGATTTGGAATTGTAAATATACCAGTTGTTGCTGCCAGAGAAACTGAATTTGGATTGAACTCTTTTGAGAAAATAGGTATATTATTTTCTCTCAATACGAAATTATTTTTATTAATTCTATCCAAATTAATTGCATTATAGAATTTTTCATCAATACTTTCCGTCACTGAACCATAATTTAAATCTGGATAATCATTTACAGAATCTAAATCTGTGTACAATAATTTACTGAATACTTCAATATCAATTTGACCAACTTGAGATGCGTCTGGGTAGAATTTAATAATCATATCACTTCCAGTTATTTCTCCCCCAAAAGTTCCAATTCCTACTGCACTATCTAAAATTTCTGTGCTTCCTACCGAGATTAATGGAGACTGTTGAATGTATACATCAGTGCCATCATGTACGGTCATAATCTGATGAAGTGCCTTTGTTGAACCTGCACTTACTTGAACTAATGTTTTTGATGCATTAAAAAGATTTTTATTTATAGATTCGACAGTTGTTGCAGCTGCTGAAACCGTAGAAGTATAATTTGAACTATAGATTATACTTCTTTCTTGTCCATCAGATTGTCCTGAGGATTTAATTCTATAAGTACCTATTCCAACTGAAGTCGTACCAAATCCAACAATATTGGTTTGTATTTCAATAGCATTTGAAGAATTATTTCCATGCGTTAAAGAAAGAATTCCACTATCTAAATTTGGATAGAAAGTTCCTATTTGATTTCCAGTGAATGAACTCAGAGCAGATCCATCAATATAATATTCAGAAGTGAATGTATCTGTGCCATCATGTGTTATATACAATCTTATGTAATTTGTATCTTTAGTAATTGTATCCAAAACTAAAGCATTTACATATAAAGATTCAAAATTGGAGGAATCTAAAGAAACAATAGTTGTGGTTCCAAGTCCAACCGATGTAGTTTTAGTTCCAATTAAATCGACAAATCCAACAGATTCTGTTCCGACCCCAGAGTCAAATACTTGTTTAATGACTTTTACATTATAATTTGTATCATATGGATCCACTGGATAGAATCTTAAAAATGTCTCTTCAAATTCA